TGCATTATCACTATTGGAACTGCTTATAACTGTTGTTCTTGCTATCGTACTAGAGTCACCACTTAGTGTACCTAATCCAACCTCAAACTCTGAGGAACCCGGCAAAGTAACTGCGTAATATGTTGTATTACTGTTTCCGACTCCAGCAGCAAAAGTTTCAAACCCAGTAACTGCACCACCTAATGTAAGTGTGCCAGTACCAGTTGTAGTTGTAGTTTCCTTTACTCTGTCGTTTAATACTAAAGCCATTACTTTAACTCTATTGTTAAGTTACCAGCATTTATTCTAAATATATCACCACTTGCTATAGCCTTACTTGCATCTAATGCTCCTATAAATAGTACATTACCACCAGAGCCTACAACATCTAATGAGTTACTTACATGAGTTGCTACAAAAACATGAGTAATTGTGTTGTTTGTGCCTCCAGATGCTGGAAATTCTATGTTAGCTGCATTAGTGCAACTTTGCGTATTTGCAGATTCTGTGGTTAATGTCCAACCAGAAGCTGCAACTTGCTGTCTTGCATAGTTAGTAAAGGTTGCTTCTGTTATTGTAGGATCTCCAGATTCACCAGTTGAATCATTAAAGTTCGACACTGCCGTGGCTAATCCAACAAAGATATTATCTCCCGGTGAACTAAATGATGCTGCGTTATTTTTAAAAATAAGACTTAAAATCCTATTTTCTAAAAAGGTGGTTGCTGCATTTGCTGTTGCCATTTTCTACTCCTATGTTCTCGGTCTTGATGGTAGACCAACTCTGTATCCATCTGTATTTTCTCTGGCCTCTCCTAAGTCTTTAAGTCTCTCCATGTACTGTAAGTACAGATTATTATAGTTTTGTACCACATCTGCTTCACCTTTCATAAAAGTATAAGCCTCTACAAGAGATCCGTAAAGTAAAGCAAAAGGTGCGTTTGTACTAATCCAAGTAGTACCACTGTCAGCTCCGGCAGTCAAACTTGTGGGCCTGAAGTAATAATGTAGTTCAAGTGTATAATTACTGTCCGGAGTTGGAGCCACAATAAAGTTATTTGTATCAAACCTAGCATAGTATTTTGGTAAACCTGTAGTAGATGATGCCGGCGTGTACTCTCTTAAATAATTTACATCTTTTTGTAGTAAAAAACTTTCTGAACCGGATGATGTTATTTGTAAGGAAAATGATGCCAGATAGTCGCTTGGAACAGTTAAAAAGGCATCCGATGCCGTAAAAGAACTTGTCACATTCTTTCTAAAAAGGTCTAAATCTACACTTTTAAATATTTTCTCTTCTGCTGCTTTTATAAAATTACTCAGATTGTTTACAAAAACTGTTTCACTATTGTCTGTGTAGTCTTGAATAGCTGTTTTAAGTGTAGCAAAAGTAAAGCTCATGGTGTCACCGTAACTGGTCCAGCTGTAGCATTATTACCGCCACCAGACAAGCCCCCTGTTGTAGCTGTTCCGCTAGATGCAGAAAACGTATAAGTATCCGTGGTTACAACTGTTATTGTGTAACCATCGTTTTTATTTAATATGTCAGAGGTAAATCCATCAAACCCTTTGGCTTTTTTAAACCTTACAGTATCGCTTGTACTCCTACCGTGACTGGCCTCTGTAACAGTTATTACCGCTGATCCTGATGATCCCGACAAAAACGCATCCGGTATCAAAAGTCTTTCTATAGGATTTTCAGTTCTGTTAGGTCGTGCATTTTTAATAGCCTGACCATCTACCGGAACATTAAAAGGTCCAAGCTGAGGATGTTTTCTTTCAAATTCATCTGATCCTACCAAAGATCCGTTCCATTCAAGCCTCATGTCCCTTAAATTATAAACCATTCCAGACCTATCTGATACACCTTTTGCAAATTTACCTGTTGCGAATCTACCCATCAGTTACTCCTAAAATAAGCATACTCAGGTGTTACAGTGAAGCTGGATCTGTCTCTATCTTCACCCATGGCTCTTTCAAACTCTTCTTCATATACAACTTTTAACATCTGTGTTAACTGTGGATTTTTTTTCAAGGATAAGTAGTAGGCAAGCCCTGCTGTTAAACAAGGGTAAAACCTAAAAGGTATTTCTAAAGTATTAACAGCGGCATCTGCATCCTGTATTCGTGTGAGGGCATCAAAATGAATAACATCCGTGCTGTTTTCAGGTGCGGGCCATATCTTCAAATTTGGTGTAATCTGCCTGTCTAAGAAAAATTGTGTTGTTCTACCGGTTTGTGTTTTATTAGGTATGGCAAGGTAACTGTCACGACTTATCCTGCTTATAGCAAAGTCTGTACCGTTTCTGCGAACAACAGCCGAAAGTATGTCAATCACATCCGTGCCCAAAGAATATTCAGTATCGGCCGCAGTAACGGTCTGTGTTCTTTGCTCAATGGTCCATTGATTTAAACCACGGTTAGCCCACTCAGCTAACATTATATTTAAAGATCTTCTAGCGCTTGTTAGATCGTAACCTGTTCGTACCTCTAAACCACACCGCTCATAGGCTTCCTCAATATATTCTGCTACATCTAATTCAAAATCAGTTGATGAGGAAGTTGCCATATCTAATCCTTGTATAAATTATTAAACGTCACCTTTGGGTCCATATAACTATTATCACATTCTGCATTATGAATCCACTGACTTGGTTTAAAGTCTGGTGCACCTTCACCTGTCTCCCATAACGCAGGGCTTGTAGCTCTGACCCTGTTATTAGGTAATGCTACTATATTTCCGGTCCATTTACCAGCATCAGTTAATTCAATAACATGACTTTGTTTATGTTGCGCCGGATCATCAGCAATATCAGATTCAGTGTAGTCAACTGTAAACAAGTATTTTCCTGTGTAAAACTCGCCATCTATTTTACATTTCCACGGACTTGAGCTAGTTCTATCAAATTTTATTATTGAATGATGATGAGAGCTACAATCCCAAGGCTGGACTAAATGAACAGGCATAGGCTCTGGCCAATTTTCAAAAGGTGTGTCTGCAACTAGAGCTGTGATAGGCATCCTTGCCCACATTGCTCCACCATGCACATTTTCTGTATCATCAAAGTCAGACTCACAACCAGTAAAAATCATTTGAAAACTTAAACACCTGTCAGGAACAGTCGTAACTGCAATAGCCATAGCATGTAAATAATCGCCATGATATGCTTCATGGTTGTGAGTATATTCTCTTCTGACCCAACATTTAAAATGTGGGATATTACTTTGTAAATAGGGCATGAGTTAGGCTCTACCGCCTCTTCTCATTTTCTTAACTGCGCCGCCTTTGGCAAAACCTTTTTTCTTCATGCCAGCTGCGCCACCTTTAGCGAAACCCTTCTTTTTCATGCCAGCAGCACCACCGCCCATCATTTTTCTGACAGCTCCGCCTTTTTTCATCTTAGTGGCGTTTCTTACGACTGAACCACCATTTTTCATTTTTTTTGCAAAACCTTTTTTCTTCATAGCCATTTTATTTCTCCTTTTTAAGTGCTAACAGATCCTTTAGTTTTTTTTCTCCTATTTGCCATGACAACGCCACAACCCCTTGCTACAACCGTCCCCGGACTTGTTTTGCCGTTATATGGACGTTTTGCTTTTGTTCTTGTTACCGCTCCACCATTCTCCATTTTTCTTACCTTAGCAGAAGGTGTGTTACTTACAACAGTCTTACCTTTTGAACCCGCCTTTTTCTTTTTTCTTGCGGTAGACGCTCTTTGAGCCTGTGTTAGACTATTAGCTTTTGATCTTGGTAAACAACGGTCTGGGTTCTTCTTATCTTTCGATGTCCCACATTTTCCCTTGATTTTCCCATCAGTTCCTATGCGAACCCAGTCTTGTTTGACCCAATCTTTAAGTGCGCCCATTATTTTTTACCTTTTGCCCCTTTAGCATAATTAGGGTCCTTACAATATTTTGAAGCTGCCATATTTGCATAAGCTGATGGATATGTATCAAAAGTTCTTTTAGCCCAAGCTTTACCTGCCGGACAAATTTTACTACCTTTGCTTTTAGCCGCTCCACCTTTTTTAAAGTATGTGACTTTAGGCTTAGATGGTTTGGGTCCAGTTCTAACTGCTGATCTCATGCTTGCCTCGCTTTCCTAATTTGTTCTTTGCCTTTTTTAAATATACTTGCCACCTCTGTTTTACCCATAACTTTCGCCCTTTGTTCCCCTACTGTCAAGATTTGTATTTTTCTTGCAAAAGGTTTTTTAATTTTTTTAACTTTAGCGACTGTCGCTCTAGCATCTGCTGGAGTAGCGAATTTAATTCTAACTGTATCTTTAGGGTTCTCGTCAGTGTACAAACGTCTATCAGAACCTTTTGGTTTTTTTCCTGTTCCAACTTTAGGATCTTTTTTTCTTTTTACCATTTTTATATCTTTTGCTTTGATCTTTTTTAATTTTTGTCAAAACTTTTGCTTGTTTAGCATGTAACTTAGACGCTTTTTTTAAACCGCCTATCACTTTTTTTAAAGGTTTTGTATAGTGAGGCATCACTTTACTCCTATGAAAATAAATACTATCGAAAGAAGCTGAAGAACAACACCAGCTATTAGAGCCCATACTCTTCTGTCTATTTTATCTACCTGATCCTGTAAATGAGATAAGTGATTGCTTTCTAGTCTTTGAATGATTTCTTCAAGGACAGCCATTCTTTTATCTAGGTTATGAAGTATGTCTTTTTCTCTTTTAGTAGCCATTAGCACTTCCACCTTCTTCTAGCTTGTCTTAATCTACTGTTCGGATTAGCAGCCGCCTTTGGAAACTTTTTCATTTGTCCCGCGCTTCTAGCACAATATGACTTCCTTCTTTTTGCAGCAACAGATCCTTTTTTTACTTTGCCAGTAACAGCTGTTTTAAGCTTGCTGCCCGGATTAGCACGACGATATGCTTTCACCCCAGCTTCGGTCATCCCCGCCCCAGACTTTGTGGAGCGGAAGTTTTTTTTGTTGCGCGGCGGCATTTTTGATTTACGCCTAGACACAAATCACCTAGTTAAAGAAAAAAGTTACTGCTGTGATATTTGTTAATGTACCAACAAATATATCGCTAACTCTTATCCCTTCAGCTGGGATGTTAACAGAGTGTGTGTCAGAAGCATTGAAATCCAAATCTAGGACCGTAGCACCCCCACTACCATCGGTGATAGTAAGTCGTGGAGTGCCAGACGCCGTTTTGAGCTGTATCTGTCTAATACGAGCGGGACCAACAGCGAGCGAACCCGTGCCAGTAATCCGTTTCGTCCTTACGTCAGAACCTGCCATTTAAGCCTCCTATTATTGGTCAGCAAAAGCTGGAGCGTCTTCAGAGACTACGTTACCCCAAATGTAGTAGTTTGTGCTGTCTTTACCTACTATATTTATTTCCATGCTACCAAAATCAGTTAATGTTAACTTTGAATTACTACTTCCATTTGCATAAACACTCACATTGTCAGCGTTTGTATCTAAATGCTGTACGTTACCTAAGAAAAAATTAGAATTACCCGGAGTAACAATAATTAAATTTTCTGCTTCCTCTGCTGCACCTGCATAAATAAATTTAAAAGTGGCTCCTGCAACTGGGGCGGGTAGCGTTATTGTTCTATTAGACGCAAGTGCCGGAACTGCAAGAACTCTTCCGCTATGTGTTGCATTATCAAGAGTTTTGTCTTCGTCCCCTAATGCAACTGGGGCGTCACCCATAGTAATAACTTCTGTGATTGTTCCAGTTGATGCGTTTTTACTTATAGTTTTAATTGTGCTCTCAGATCTAATTGGACCTGAAAAAGTTGTATTAGCCATGTCAATCTCCTTGTCTTGGCAAATGTCGAAGTTAATTCTTCGTCAAGGTACTTCTATTATACATAAAAAAAAGGGGCTGAAAAGCCCCTTTAATTATATATGGTTGTTTTTATGCACCCGGAGTTGCCATTACACATCTCCAGTCAGATACACCAAAACTGTAACGCTCTCTAGCTTTGAACCTCATGTTACCTGTATCAAAATCGCCTTCCATGGCAGTTTTGATAGGTGAACGGTTGAAGTATTTAAAACCGTTAGGAGCATCTGTCTTGATGAAGAACGCATCTGTATCTGTTAAGAAATGGTTTACAACGGCACCTTCCGGTAACATTCCCATGTTCTTAATAGCATTTGCGTCGTTATCTGAAGTCCCTACTCTTAAATTACTGTTGAGAACTCTTTCTGCAATAAACTGTAATTCTTTTGGAATTATTAGTTTCATGCCTCTTACAGCAATCTTCAAGCCTCTCTCATCCTTGAAACCTGCAATATCAATTAACATCTGCTCTAATGATGTCTCATTTAAGTCAGAAGCCACTGATAATATGTTGCTCTGGTTACCATTGATGGTTGGGTGAGATGCAGACGCTAACGCAGCTCCGTCGCCGATAGCACTAGATGTACTGAAAGCATTGTTCAAAATGGCAGCAGCTTTGATCTGCTTAGTTTGTGCCATAGATCTAGCTAATGCTTTTGTATATCTACTTGCAAGTCTGTCATAAAGATTATCTTCAATAGCTTCTTCTGTTATTGAGAAAGCTAATGCAATAGTCTCATGTGTGTACCTTGCAGTAAATGTTTCTTGTGCATCGTCAAAACTCACAGCTCCACCTTCTGATTTAGTTGGTGCAGTTGAGAAGCCTGCTAACATCACTTCTTCTTCAAACGCTCTATCTGATGATTCTTCCTCGAAGAACTCAGCATGCTCGTTTTCATACCTGTCGTATTCAAGCCCAAATAAGGCGTTTAGACCGGGCTCTAGCTCTTTCGCTAGTTGTGCTCTTGATATAGCCATACTCTACTCTCCTTATATACCAGCATTGTCTGCTGTATTAACAGCAGCTGCAAAGCCTGAGTTAAAGTGTCCTAGAAGACGCACAATATACTGATGACCCACTGCTGAGTAATCTGTGTTTCCTTCGTCTTCATACAACCCTACAATTCTGACATCCAAAGTTCCTGTTGTTGCAGCTGTTGAAATGTCAAGCATATCGGTGGATTGACCTGTGTTGGTGCTACCATTGTTTACGCTTGCCATCGTAGCGTTTGCAAAAACGTCTGCTAAGGCTGTCGCTCTATTTGTGTTCGTTCCATCTGCAACCACAGTAAATAGTTGCATTGGATTGTCATATACAAACGCCTTAATAGGGAAGTTTGTATCAACACTGACATTGTTTGATCCCGGCCAAAAGTTTTTAAATGTTGTCTTTTTTGTGCCTGAGTCGACATATTCAACACCATAAAAAACCCCTAACGGGCTGACCGCTTGGTCGGTTATGTCTATGACACCCGCCGCAGTAGGAATAACAATACCACCTTGGAAAATAGCATTTGTGTTGTTTGACGCAATTTCGTACTGTGTTGTACCAGTAGTGTTAGCGGCAGAACCTGTTAAACCTATTGGACGTAAACCATAGCCACCTGATAAATTATTAGCCATTTAAGTCTCCGTTTAAGATTAAAATTAAGATTTTTTCCCTCCAAAAGTTACGCGAGACTGACGATCTGGTCTACTTATTGTCATAGTAGAGTGTGCATTTTCCCTCATCATATCCTGATCCACCGCTTCCATCTGATCCCGGCTTCTATCATTGAAGTAAGCCGTTCTCTCTGCGACTGTCTCAAGAGGTATGCGAGCTAAAACTAATCCACCGACTCCAAAAACTCCTTCATACTTACCTGAATCCACTACGGGTGCTTCAAAATCTGGAAATTCATCTTTTCTTACGAGTTCCCAACCTTCTCGTAATTTAGCTGAAATATTCTTAGTATCGTCAAAGCCTCTTGTTTCGGCTCTGATCCAACGATGTTTGAAGCCATCAGGTGCAGGGGGAGCGTCTAACATAGACGGCGGAGCCCACGGTTTCCTTGCAGCTGTCTTTTCTCTTGTCTTTGATGTGCGTGGAGCTCTTTCAATAGATCCCTCAAACATTTCGTTTTGCTTTTCCATTTAATTACTCCTTCACATATTTAGCGTATTCTTCTAAAGGAACGCCAAGTTTTTTTGCCAGTGCGACTTGCCTGTTGGTAAGTCTCACCTGTCTCTTCCCACTACTGCGCCCAGTTGTTCTTGACGCTGAAGCAACATTCTGGACGACTTTTTTGCTTTGTGCGCCGTTAGCAAACTTATGAGGAAACTCTTCCCCCATACGCTTGTCTAATTCAGTATAGTAGTCATCACTCTTGGGGTCAATACCTTCTTGTTCTACCAAGTCCTTATGTATCCCAAAAGCTGCATAGGTCATGGCACTATCGTTGCCAAACCATTCATTCTTCTGTGCCCACGCCTGAGCCTTCGCGTCAGGCTCTGGTGGGGGCGGTGGTGCCGGCTGACGGGCAGGTTGTGGTGCCGGAGTAGCTGTTTGCTCCTCAGCGGCCTTGTTTCGCTCTGCGTTAGCCGCTTTTGCTTGTGCGGCTCTGTCAGCTTCAACTGCCAGCCTTGTCATTTCTTTTTGTGCAGTTACAGCAGCCTCAGTGTCCCCTACTTCCATAGCCGCTCTAAGGTTTTGCTCTGTCTGCGCCATTTGTGATTCTACGCGACCTGAGTACTGGTCAACGTAGTTTGTGTCCATTTGGTTAAGTTTTTGAGCTAACTGTTGGTTTTCTTGCTCTTTTTGCTTCGCGAAACGGAGCGCTTCTTCTGCGTTTTTTTCGGCTTCACGCATTTTTTTGGTAAGACGATTGATTCTTTTTGTAGTTTGGTTTTCGGCTTTTTTAAACTCGTCTTCAGTTTGCTGATCTTCTGCAACAGGCTCAACTTGAACATCTTCAGTTTCAGCTTTATCTTCGACAGTAACTTCAACATCTTGTCCCTCGTCTTCTAGTTGTAAATCTAGTTCTTCTTGTTTTTCTTTAGTGTTTGCCATTTTTATCCTCTAGTAATGTAAAACGTCTTCGGGGTCCGTTATCTTGGCTAAAATCTCATCATCGTTCAAAATTCTTACTTCGCCGCCATCTATTTTAAATCGTGATCCGGAATATCTTGCAAACATTACCCAGTCTTTTTCTGCGCACCACGGTCCTGATGGAAACTTACTTTCGTCTTTGTAAGCCAGTGATCCTGCCTTTAATACATAACCAACTTGTGTGGATACCTGACCTTCTTCAATTAACTTATCCGGCAATAATATACCGCCCTCTGTCTTACCTTTACCCCTGTACGGCAGTATGAGAAGCCTCCAACCCGTAGGTGTTGGCATCCTGTCTAATAGTGTACTGCTGATTAAAGAAGGGTCTAGGACACGATCTTTAGGATCTACATAGGTTTCTTCCAAACCATTCTCAGTCATTATCTACCTCTTGTCTGTTTAATAAATCTTTTATTTCGTTCTCAACGTATTCTAATGCTTCCATCTCACCCATCATCTGTTTGTAATGCTCCATACTCTTAATAGAGTTGTGTCTCAAAACATTTTCGACAATAGTTCTTCTTTCATTTATAACGCGAAAAACAGCTTCTGCAAGATAAATCTCACTTTTTGCCATAAAAACCTCATATCTTCTTATTCTGTCTTATATTCTCTCATACTCTCGCACATAGGGCAGACATAATCAACAAATTTCATCATACCTCCAAAAGGTATGGGCTCTTCTACTTCCCTTGGTACAAAATAAATTTTATGTATGTAACAGATTTCATCTTCTTGCGGCATTTTTTATTCCTTCAACATGCTTCCTGTAAAAATAATTACCTATTTTGTTGAAAAACTTAAAAAGTTCTAAGTTCACTCTTGTCATTTTGTTAGTCCTTTTTGCTTTTCATATGTCCTGAGTCCACCGATTCCGAGCATGCCACCAAGAACCGTAAGAAGTGTGCCCATATCAAATTCAGGTAGCTCTGGTAGTTCTGCACCAGCAAAACTTGCTCCGAATATAATTAGATCTTTTAGGATAAAATGATAGGCAAAAGCAATCGCGCAGACCCACCCAACTGCTGGGCGCCAGCCGCCCTTAAATATAGACCCACTTGCAGCCTCTGCTTTGTTAATCTCCAGCTGGGCAAGCAGAGCCTCCTGCGCATGTTTTTCAGACATGGTGGCTATCTCGTGTGCGAGCTTCGCTTTCTGATCTGCATCAGGTATAAATTTATCTAGCAGTCCTGTTACTGGACCTATCAGTGCTTGTAACATTGTTATCTCCTTTATGTTCGTGACCCATCCAAATACCAAACACGCCGGTCATTACACCCATAACTACCGATACAAAGGCCGATTGCGATGCTGTTGGATCTTCTAAAGCCATAAACCACTCGGCACATCTCCACGACATTGCCGTGCTTACAAGCATCATTAGTCTCGGAAGGATCTTCCATTTCAAAAACGTCTCTACAGTCATTTCATTAACAACTCATTCAAACCAAAGCCCTCTAATAAAATAAGAGTGAAAAATAATAATAAGATCCCACCCGCTATAAGTTTACCAGAAAAATTAGTAGAACCAATCTTTATCGCAACAAACTCATTGCTTAATATTCTTAAAGATAACTCAAAGCTGTTCTCGTCGATTGTTATTTTTACCGGTTTTTTCTTCTCTTCTGTCATCAATACACTTTCACTTTGTCCGGGTTAATCTGCGGGACCAGCTTACAAATACACTCATATGTAACTGTTTGACCCACCTCATTATTGTACTTCTGCTTACTTAAATATTTTGTGTAATAAGTACAATCATTGACAGATTTAAAATATACAGCCCCCTGCGCTACTCCGTTCATGTAACAAGCAAGCATAAATGCTGTCACTACACCAAATCTTTGTAGTAATTTGGGTCGCCGCGAACGAGCTCTACTGCACCGCCATCAGCCATCTTGATAGGTTTGACTAAATCACCCCTACCCTGTTGCATAAGGAACTGCTCAAAACTCATGGTATCAGAAGCTGGACCGTCAAAAAATTCTTCTCTCAAGTCCTTCTCTGTTCTTGAATCACCTTTTCTAGCCATCACTGACCTCCTTTTTGTTGTTTCATTACTTCACGCCTTTCAGCTGCGTTGATCCTTGCAGCAGTCTGTTTCTCCTGACTTGCAAGTCTCTTATCAAACTGATCGCCTCTCTGCTGTACTTTCTGTTGCTCCAGACCCAGTTTAGCCCTGTCAACCTGAGCGTCGTTCTGTTCACCCTGTGCTCTGACCTGTAGCTCCTTCTCCTTGAGCTGTACCAACGGATCTGGTCCGGGAGCCGTGAGCTGTCCACTTAGTTGCTTGAGCTGGGCCATGCCCTCAGCTATCAGTTGTGCAATCCTCGCTTCTAACTCTAAACTCTGCATTTCCTGCATAGGCTGACCACCCGTAGCCTGCATCATCTCCTGCATAGCACGCTCCTTGGCGCCAATCCTTACATGCTCCATTATATGTTTCTGTAATGCCACAGCTATCTGCGGGGTTCCTGCAACAAGCGGAGTTGATCCAAAAACCATATGAGACATAATATGCGCTTCATGTTCCTGACCCTCAAAAGCCACTAAGCTAATCTGGTCCAGCGCATCTATGTTCTCCTGAGCAGGGTCTTTTGGAGTTGGCTCAGGCTCCGGTGTACGTTTCAAAATCCTGTCAATATCTCTTACACCTAAAGCCTCATACATATCCCTGAACACTTCGTACATGTTGTGCATGTCAGGTGCCGCTGTTGCAAGCTGCATCTTGGTCTGAGCCAAAGATATTCTCTGCGCCTGACTAAATATATTAGGATTAGATACAGGAACCACATCAACCATCTCATCGAAGTCCTGTCTCTTAATCGTGCCGTCCACACCTGTAATACTATATGGATATTCGTCAGGTAAAAACTCAGCCATTACCTTAGATAGCAACTTAAACTCCAACTTCATCGCATAATGCAATCTCTTATGCACAGCTGACATGACCCGTGAGCCCTGTTCCAACATAGCAATAGTTGTACCTACCGCTGCCTGCTGATTACCATCGCCTACCTTCATATCAGTGATAGTCGCGAATCGCCGTCCTGCATCAACTACAAAGCCTAACAACGCCATCAAAGTCTGGTCTGGACCCTTAAATGGCAGCGACATCAAGCTCGATCTTATGTCCCCGCCCGGTGCATCAACGTCTCTAAACTCACCCGGCTGTAACGGCTCATCATCATCCCTGATCCGTAGGCCGCGGGCCTTGAAGCCAGCTGGTAGATTAGATAACGTACCTGCATCAATCAGTTGTCTTAGTGCAGCAGTCGCGGTTCGTGATAAACCACCAATAGTATGTATTAATCCTAGTCCGTAAAACCCGAAGCCCGGTAAAAACTTATAATGAACAAAATACTGTATCTTTTTCTTGTCTTCGTCGTCTTCGTTATAGTTTCTGCGAATAGACAGTATCTGCCCGTTATCCTGTGATATTGTCACAATATACGGTACCTTGATACCTGTTGGCTCACCGTCGTCGCCCATCTCCTCAAAACCCTCTAGGTCAAGATCGACATGGCACTCCAGTAAAGTACAGTCATAGTCTATGTTTGATGGGTACATACCATCAATACGCTCTAGTTCTTCCTGTACAGAGTTACTGTCGCCCTGCGCGGGTATTACAGGTATGTCCCTGTAAAAGCCCGATAATTGTCTCTTACGCAGGTCATTCAAGCTCATTTTAACTACATGAGTTATGTTAGGACATGTTTCTAAATCAGATGTGCTATATGGCACTATTAGGTTTTCAGCCGGTACAAACTTACTTACAGCTCGTCCTAAGTTCTCATCATAGTAAACTTTTTTGAAAGTAGACCCTGCTAGTGGCAAATAAAACAGCATCTGGTCAAATTCTGGTGTGTACTCCTCCATAACAGAAGAAATGTAGAAGTTCATAAACTCTTTTACACGCTGCGCCTGATCTTCTTTCTCAGGTGTGCTGGACCCTAAGACCTGTGTCCTGACTGGACCACCCGGTGGCAGCAGCTCGTTGAAGGCTTGCGCCTGAAACTGCGTGGCTGATTCAGCGAGTAAAGGGTGCGTAACACCGCTTGCTCCTCTGAAAGGCTGTGCTCGCTCTTCGTAATTAAATCCCAACAACTCCAAACCGTTAGCGAAAGCATCTTCCCACTCCTGTCTACTGGATTTGTTTTCTTCAAACTCACCTGTTAATTC